GGGACAGGGTATGATATCAACTTTGAGCCGGATGTGAGCTTGACGTGGTACTTCAATCAGACACTTTCAATCCCTGTTTCTACTACGTCAACCACGTTTAGCACACGCGCACACTACGAAGGAGGCTCCAAAACAATTACAGGAATCCAAATAATAAACAGGGGGGACAATCCCAACATGTCATATTTGGGAAGCGGTTTTGCCCCCACTGCATGGGACCAGCGTCGCGGGTGGCGCGACACAGCATACCGCACCATTACTTTCGACGAAGCCCCCTCGGGCGATCTTCTGGCGTGGCTGCAAGAGAACGCCACGCCGCAATAGAAAGGAGCACACATGAGTATCCACATCAAAGTCAACAACACGGAATACCCCGCTACGGTCAACGGCAACCGTACTGACCGCTCGTGGGACGGACGTGACACCAAAACCATCTACCTCACCATGTCCCACGACGCCGTGGCGGCACTGCTGCCCGACAATACGCCGTGGAGCATCGTGCAGCGCGATATGGTGGACGTGCTGGACGAGCAGGGGAAGCCCACGGGCGAGACCAAGGAAGTCGTCAATGAGTACGACAACAGCGAGTACAGTCTTGCGGGCGACATCACCGACCACCGCGACGGCACGGTATCCATTAAGATGGGCAAGCCCACGGAAACGGAAAGCGCCAAAGCGACCGTTACCGCCCTTGCGGGTGGGCCGGTCACGTATGCCCGCGCGGTGAAACTGCGCCCCATTATCGAGCAGGCAGCGGTCAGCCTGAGCGACGGCGAGGCGGCGAGCGTGCCGGAACTCATCACGGCATGGGCGTACCCCGTGGCTTGCGCTAAGGGCGACCGCAGGAGCTACGGCGGCAAGGTGTACAAGTGCCGTCTGGGTCATACCTCGCAAGCCGACTATACGCCGGACAAGACGCCCAATCTCTGGACGATCATCAACGTCGACCACGCAGGCACGCAGGCAGACCCCATCCCCGCAGCGCGCGGCATGGAATACGAGTACGGCAAGTATTACCTCGACGGCGAGGACGGCAAGACGTACAAGTGCGAGCGTATCGGCGAGGCCGCGGGCGGCAAGATCGTCTTGCAGTATTTGCCGCATGAGCTGGCGGGGCAGTATTTCACGGAGGTCTAATGTATGAAAATGCTGAAAGCTATCCGTGACGCGGATGCGCTGCGGCCTAACAAATTGAGCACGCCGCGCAAGGCGGAAATCCTCATGGGGCTTGAGCACCGAATTGCCGAAATGATGGGGGTGGAAGCCCCCACCCTCAAGGTGAGCGTGGAGGATGACACCGCGAGTGTCGAAGACATGGAATTGCTGCTGCCGGACGGCCACAACGAGTGTTACCACCTGTATTTGGCAGCGCAGCTCGACGCTTACAATCAGGACAGCGCGCTCTATGCCAACGACCACGCCATTGCCAACGAGGCGGTGGCCGATGCTATGGCATGGTGGCGCAGGACCAACCGGAAAGAAAGCCGGGGCAACTGGAAGGTGTGATGACAAGTGCCGACGACATTTCAGCTGGTGGAGACGACCTTCCCGAACGGCGAAGGCAAAGACACGCAGGAGCAGATCAACGGGGTCTACGACTACCTTTTCGTGCTTCTGGAACAGCTTCGGTATACGCTTTTCAATCTGGACGGGAGCAACATCAATCAGAATGCACTGAGCGAGTTTATCAAGAATATTTCCGAGCCGATCTACGCCAAGATCGAAGATACGGACAAGAACGTAAATGAAATTTCCATTACAGCGAAAGGATTAGATGCTCGACTTAGCGATGCTGAGGGGGACATCACGCAGCTTGACACAACGGCAAAGGGCTTGCAGGCGAGCATTTCGAACCTCGACGGCGCGATCACAAACATCAAGGCCGACGTGAACGGCATCCGCGCGACGGTAAGCACCAAGATCGACGCGACGCAGGCACAGAGCATTTTCGACCAGAGCGCGACCGGCTTCACGCTGGGCGCGACGAGCGGCGAGAACGGCACGATCTTCAAACTCAACTACAACGGCGTGCAGGTGGCGAGCACGGGGACTGTCGATCTGCACGTCAAGGCAGTCAACATCGACGGCACTCTGACGGCGGGCGCGCTGCGCGGCGGGAGCGTAAGCCTGCTGGCCGGAGATACCCCTGTCGGCAGCATGGATCTTGCCTACACGGGCACGGGGCAGGTCGGCGTCGGTCTGACGGCGACCTATGGCGGCATGAAGATGCACGCAGCGGGAAATATCTTTCTTGAATCCAAGCTGGGGCCGTTTGCATTGATCGGAAAAGACGATGCCAGCGACTACCCTGTCGTCTCGCTCGGCGGCGGCTATCTGGTGCTGAGCGGCAACTACACGTTCGGCGCTTCGCCGCCGAGCAACGCGCCGTATGGCACGGTGTTTTTCATCGAGGAGTAAGGCATGGCGAGCTTTTATTGTACGCTATCACCGGTCGACGGAGACGGGACGCAGCTCAGCGTGTACGCCAAGTTTACTGGCGGCTCGGATGATTACACCTTTAAGCGGCTCATCGACGTGCGCATCACCGGCGTCGGAACATTTGAGTTCAATTCCACGGCAGTCGGCGGCGGGGAGAGCACATTCGTCGGCACGATCACGGGGCTATCGCCGGGGACGACATACGAGTGGGTGTGCAACCTCTATTATTGGGGCGGTGACTGGATCGTATCGGATTACTCCGACGAGGGTACCGCCACAACGTACAGCGGCGGCGGTGGCGGCGGCGGAAGCAGCGCGAAGGCGGTTATCAATGTCGGGACGTATGCCTATCCGAACTGGAAGAGATACCGCGCGATCGTCAACATCGGGACGTATTCCAACACAAATTGGCTATCGGTTCGACCGGTCAACAATTACGGGAGCTATTCGCAACCCGATTGGAGGTAAAGAGCATGAATGAAAAGATCAAGCAGGAAGCGGCGCACGCGATGCGCCTGATCGGCATTTTGAACGTCAACGGTGATGCCGTCGACGTGGTGGCAGCGGTGCGACAGTCGCTTCGCAATATTGCGATGATCTGCGACGGCACGGAAGCACCGGAGAAGAAAGAAAGCGAGGGGCCGGATGAGACTGCCTGAGATCACGGCGTATATGAATCGGCGCGTGCAGCAGGAGAAATTTGGCGGGATCAACCACACATTCGGCGCGGCGGGCGGCGAGCTCTACGACATGAAAAACCTGTCGGCGCGATACTTCCCGCTTCTTGCCCCCCGTGCGCGGCGCTATACCGTCCGAAAGGGTATGGGCAAGGCGAACGGCATTTTCAGCGCAGGCAAGCTCTACGAGGTATACGGAACGAAGCTCTACATCAACGGCGAAGAGAAGACGACGGTCGCAGACAGCGAAAAGACTTTCTGTGCGCTGGGAGAACGCGTGCTCATCTTCCCTGATAAGATTGTGTGCGAAAAAGACGGCACGATCAAGCCGATGGAGGCGAGCTACGCCGCGGCGGGGCTGAAATTCGGGAATGGCACGTATGCCGACGAAAAGGCGGCGGCAAACAGCATCACGACGACCGGCGCGGCGTTCCCATTCAACGTGGGCGACGCGGTGACGATCTCTGGCTGCACAAAGGAGCCCTACAACAACCGCACGCCCATTATCCGCGAGATCAGCGAGGACAAAAAGACGCTGCGCTTTTATGAAAATACTTTCCGCCTGCCCGATGGGCAGGAAAGCATCACGGAGCCCGGAACAGTCACGCTCAAGCGCAGCGTTCCCGATATGGACTTCGTCTGCACGAACGAAAACCGCGTGTGGGGCTGCAAGGGCGACAGCATCTTTGCTTCAAAGCTCGGCGACCCGTACAACTGGAATGTGTTTGACGGGCTATCCACGGACGCGTTCAGCGTGGAGAGCGGCACGGCGGGAGCGTTCACGGCGTGCGTGAGCTACCTTGGCTACCCGTGCTTTTTCAAAGAAGACAAAATATTCAAGATGTACGGCACGATTCCGACAAACTTCCAGCTCATGTCGAGTGCTGTTCTCGGCGTGATGAAGGGCAGCCACAAGAGCCTTGCTGTGGCGGGTGAAACGCTCTATTACCTCTCAAAGGTCGGCGTCATGGCGTACAGCGGAGGAATGCCGCGCTGCATCTCCCGCACGCTGGGCGACGATGTGCGCCTCTCCGACGCGGTGGGAGGAAGCGACGGCCTCAACTACTACGTGAGCCTGAAAGAGGATGGCAAGGCGGCGCTGTACTGCTACAGCAGCGAGAACGGCGTGTGGCATAAGGAAGATGCGCTTGCCGTGGTGCAAATGGCCTATTCGGGCGGTATCATGGCCTTAGTAGACGGCGGGTGCGTGCTGCTGGGGAATCCGGCAGATATCCCGACCGGCGCAACACGCGAGGGAGCTGTTATTAGCGAGGCGGAGTTTGCTGACTATGACGGCGGCTCATTCGACGCGAAGCGCGTGCAGCGCGTACGGGCGCGGCTGGAATGCGAAAAGGGCGCAACGGTCGTGTTCCTTGTCAAGTTCGACGGCGGCGCGTGGGAAGAGGTCGACCGCTGCGGGGCACAGGAGAAAGACGTTTTCACGCTCAACTGCCCGATCCGCCGCTGCGACCACTTTAGATTAAAAATCAAAGCCACAGGAGAATACCGGCTCTATGCGCTCGAGTACGAATACGTGACGGGCGGCAGAAAGTGAGGGGACAATGGCAGATAATTTCAAACACAAGAATACAGACCTGACGCTCATCAACGATTCGGGCGACCTTGATCTCATCCGGCAGTATACCGAGGCCTACAACAAGGCATATGCCGAGGGAGACAAGGCGGGCCAGCAGGCGGCGCACGACGCGGCGGAGAAAATTCGTGCGAAGTACGACTATTCCGGCGGCGTGGACGGCAGCGAGTACATCAAACTCGGCACGGGCGCGAGCCCTGCAAAGGCTGACACGAGCTGGCTCGATAAGTTGGGCGACAGCAAATACAACTACGATCAGAGCGGACAGATCAGCGCAAAGCTCGACGCGCTGCTGAACCGCACGCCGTTTTCCTACGACGCGGCGAGCGACCCGCTCTATCAGCAGTATCGCAAGCAGTACACACGCGAGGCAGACCGCAGCGCTGAGGATGTGCTCGGCAAGGCGGCAGTTATGACGGGCGGGATGCCGTCCACGGCGGCGGTGGCAGCGAGCCAACAGGCGAGCGACTACCAGATGAGCCAGATGACGGACAAGATCCCCGAATTACAGCAGCTTGCCTATAGCATGTATCAGGACGGCTTGAATGCTGACCGCGCCGACCTGAATACACTCATCGGCCTTGAGGACAACAACTACAACCGCTGGCTGGCTGACCGCAACTACCTCTACCAGCTTGCGCGCGATCAGGTGGGCGACCAGCAGACGGCGGATGCGCTGGCGTATCAGAAGCAGCAGGACAAGCTCAACTATAACTACCAGAAGGAACGCGACGCCATCGAGGACGCACGCTATAATGCGGAATGGCAGTATAAATTGCAGCAGGCCGCGCAGGCAGCGGCGGGGAAGGCAAGCGGCGGTAGCTCTCGCCGGACTTCCGGTGGCGGGACACGTAGCGGAGCTACCGGCGGAGCGATGGACTACGAAGGCCTGTTTGCTGCAGCACAGGCGAGCGGGAACCCCAAGAGCTGGCTTGCGCAGAAGGCTAACTACCAGAGGTACGGCTTTACGTCTTCGAGCGGGCTTTATTCCGACTATGAAAACTGGCTGGAAGGTCAGAACGGTGGAGATGACGGGGGAGGGCTCAGCAGTAGCGCTTCGAGAATATTATCGAGCTTAGAGAAGATGAAGACGCAGACCGGTAGCAATACAGGCATTGCAAACACGATTGCGGTGTATGCAGATCAAGGCAAGTTGACGGATGAGGAGGCGCGATATCTGTTCAGCCACTTTGGCTATGACCCGGACGAATGGCTTGAATAAGCGGAGGTAAATTATGCCGATCAAAAAGGAAAAGCTGGATTCTATCAAGGGATATCGTGAGTATCAGAAAAAAAGTGGGGCGGCTGCTGCGGTCAGCAGCCCCGCTCCCTCTTCCTACGCACCCGCGCAAAAGCCTGCGAGAGTAAAGCAAGACAAGCGGGAGCAGATTTACACTTATTATCGATCTGTTTCTACGCCAAAAATGACAGCACAGGAGAAGAAGGCAACGTCTCCGATGTTCCGCCAGCAGCCGACCATGCAGCAGAACGTCGTTACACCAAAAAATCAAAGCGCCCTTGCGCAGAATCTTGCGCAGGGGGCCTTACAGAAGAAGGACGCGAAGAACTACCAGAGCAAAGAAGCGTTCGAACAGCACGTGCAGGAGGTAAAAGCCCCCACGGTCGCGCAGCGCGTCGGCGATACCGTCAAGGGCGCGGCGAAAACCTATGGCGCGGGGCTCGTCAACCTTGCTGGTATGGCGCAGACCGGCAGCGGATTGCAGCGACGCGAGGAAGCAAACACCGAAATTGCCCTGTGGGATCAGGATATCAAGGCACAGCGGGACGTTCTTGCAGACCCTATGAGCACCGAAAGCGAGCGCGACACTGCGCGAAATGTCATTGCGGCACTGGAAGCGCGGAAAGCTGCATACCTGAAAGCTTACGGCGAGGGCGGCGAGGTCGAACGGACGGCGCAGGGCATCTACTCTGTTGCCGACAAACTGTCCGACAGCGGTACAAGAGACATTGAGCGCGCCAAGAAAGATCTCGGCGCAGCGGGCCGCCTTGCCGTGGATGTCGGTGTTGCAGGCGCGCAGATGGGCGCAGACGCAGCGCTGGGCCTGCTGACAGGCGGCAGCGCGCTCCCGGCGATGTTTGTACGCAGCACGGGCGGCAGCGCGCAGGAAGCCCGCCGCGCGGGCGCGACGCATCAGCAGCAGGTCAACTATGGCTTTGCGTCCGGCGCGCTGAGCGTGGCAACGGAGAAGATCGGCAACGCGGCAGCACCGTTCAAGAAAATGTTCGGCAAGGGCTTCTTAGATGGCGTCATCGAGCGCACGATGTCTGGGCTCAATAACAGCGCGGCGGGCAAGATCGCGCTGTCGTTCCTTGAAGAGGGCGGCGAGGAGGCCATCGAAGACCTCATTCAGCCTGCCTTGCAGATTATCTATAACGGCAAGACGCTCGGCGGGAGCTATAGCGAGCTGGAAGCATCGGAAATTCTGAACGACTTCCTCGTCGGCGGCATCCTCGGTGGGCTCGGCGGTGGCGTGGAGGCCATCGGCAACCGAGGTGGGCGCTATTATGACAGTCGTGCCGAGCTGCCGAAGACGCAGGCAGAGACGCGCAGCGACGCGGAGATCGTGAACGGTATTGCTGACCGGCTCTTTGCGCGCTACGACAGCATGATCGGTGAGAGCGGGCGCAAGGCGATTCGCGGCTCGTACCAGGATGGCAAGGACACGGCGGAGCACGTGAAGGATTTTATCCCTGCCTATAATGCGGGCATGGAGGGCAAGGCGAACCCGAACCCGACAAATGAGACGGCCTATGCAGGCTATGTCGCAGGGCAGAACGACGCAAAAGCTGAGACGCGCAAGAAGACCTTTGCGCAGGAGAGCGACGGCGGCAGCGGCCTTGTCTATGATGATTACGTTTCACGTGAAATGGACAGTGCGACGGCAGACGAGATCAACACCGTTGCAAAGGCGCTCGGCGTACGCGTGCGCATGGCTGACGCGGTGCGTGGCGGCACGGCTAATGGCGTCATCGAGGGGAACGAAATCCGCATTGCAAAGGATGCGCAGGACCCCGTGATGCAGGTCGTCGGCCATGAGTGGACACACCGTGTGCAGGAGCTTGCGCCCGAGCAGTACACGGCGTTCCGCGATGCCATCATGGAAGACCCCGATGTTGCCGAGGCGGCGAACATTCTGTATGAGCAGTATAACCGCATGGGCGTTGATATCAGCACGGATGAAGCGCTGGACGAGGCCGCGGCGAACTACGCGGGTGAGATGATCGCCAACACGGACGTGCTGAACGAATTTATCCGCAGGCACAGCGAAGACCGCACGCTGCTTGAAAAGCTTCGCGACGCGATCCGCGAGATCGTAGGCAAACTGACCGGCAAGGCGAAACAGCAGGCACAGACAGCGGAGGGACTTTTGCAGCAGGCGTTTGAGGCAGCGGCGCAGAACAGTAAAAATGCCGCCACAGAGGGCGGAGTGCGGTATTCCCTGAATGAATTCGCAGACGGTAAGCGATTTGTCGATGTGCAGACGGAGCAAAGCCAATTTGACGGGCTGGATGACAAGCAGAAAACGAAGCGAGCAATCCAAGTCATCAAGGAAAAGTTTGCAGGGAAAGTCATCGGCATTGATAATCGCGTGTTTGTCAATGGCCGAAGTGCGGCGGAATATGGGCACCCGTCCAAGAATATTTCTTCCGATATCCGCGATGTGAAAATGAGGGCGTCTACGGAGTTGGACAACCTGATTGATGCAGGGACTAATTTCAGAACGGCCCCGGACGGGAAAGACGGGCATGTCCACCCCAACGCCGTAGGGGACTTTCAATACTTCGATACGATGTTCAAGGTCGGGAACGAGTACTACAAGGGCACCGTTAATATCGAACCGGTTTTAAAGGGGCTGCTTCTGAAAGACATTACAAAAATAGAAAACATCACACAGGACATCAGTAGCTCATACGGGCAGAACCCGAAGTCTACATTCCTGCGTGATGCTTCTATGGATAGTATACGCGCCGATGGCGAAAATGTCAATGGGGACTATTCCCTCAAAGGCACGGAGAACGCGCAGGAGATCGCGGCGCTCAAACGCGAGAATGAGACCTTGCGCGAGCGCGTGGACTACTGGAAGGGGCAGACGCGCCGCAGCGACGGCGTTCGCACCGACAGCAAGAGCGTGGAAAAGGCGGCGAAGGAGCTGACACGCCGCTACAGTGCGGATATCGACAGCGGCGAGATCGCGGGCGACCTTGCAAGCCTGTATGACTACATCGCGCGCGGAGGTGACGAGACCGGCGAGCTGACCTACAC